GCGAATGCTGATTTTTCAGGCATTAAATCGTCGAACACCAAATATCCGTCGGTAGCGCGAACATGCACGGCACCGTCGTCGCGCACAAGGATTTGTACGCCGACCAAATAATAGCGCACGTCTTTGGTTGCGGCCATGCCGCATGCAGCTTTGATAGATTGAGTTTTTACAGTAATCACGTTTAAATCTCCGGTTGGTTGGTATGTCCGAACTATAGCTAAATAATTTATCTATGTCAACTGATAAAAGCCGATATCTTTAAGCATCGCTTCGGCCTTGCCGACGTACCACGCATAGTCGATATCGTCCGGGAATTCGTCCGGCAACGTCATACAAGGCGTCGCCCCGTAGCTCCCGCCGACAAGGTTGCCATTCGTGGCGTAGACGATGGGGCCAGGGCTCCGCGTGCCGTAGTACCAGCGGATAACCTTGCCCAAATACTCCGGCGTTTGCTGGGCAAAGCAACTTTGGTACGCTGTAGCCGCGTCCGTCACGCTGTCACCCTTGCGCCACTTGCGGCCCTCTTTGGTCCAACCGTTGGCGGCCAGGGTGCCGACCATGTCCATGACCCCGGCGCCCTTGCGCGGCCCTTCGCCCCACATTTTGTTAGCACCGCCGGACACGTTCTGGATCGTGACGAATTTGGTTAGGTCACGGCATGCCGAAATTGTATAAAGCAGCGGGACGCCTTCGGCCAGGTAGGCGGCCACGGCATCGCTACAAATCTCCGTGTCGGGGGACTTCTTCATAATCAAACTTGCTTTTGCATATTCCCCTTTGCGCTTAATATCGTCCGGGGTCTTGATTGCAAAATAGGCGTTCACGTCCCGGGCATAAAGGGCGACGTAATCTTCCGTTTCCATGGTCAAGCCGGTACGCTTTTCCCATTCATGAATCAACCAATCCGAAGTCGGGATAAGGTGGCGCGGGCACTTGATAACAATGCCGTCGGTATTGGCCGACACGACTGGAATGCCGTAATGTTCAAGCCATTCAATCAGCATCAAAATTGAAAGCTGGCCGCTAACGGTTGTTTGAATCAACATTTCCGGCGCAAAAAGTACGCTGTACGGGCTCCCGGTTTTCCCGAACGAGCCATTTAATTGAATCTTCATACCACCGTCATCAGTATTCAATTCAAGCAACTGTGACTCAAGTGCGGCAATTTCCGCCCTAATCGTATTGACGTCGCGCATCAATAGCGTCCTCTAAAGTTTGAAAATAACCGACGTATTTTCTTTCGCCAGCAACGGTAACTCGAACAACAAACCCGCCATCTTTATGAGCAGAAATCCCTCTTATTTTTGTTCCGCTTGTACACCACACGGTAGGTTCTGAAATCGTTTTTATCGCGTCATCTGGATTTTGCTTGAATGCTTCGATGAAAGCGTCACGAGCCATTTCTGCTTCTTCAAAAGTGGCAAATCTTCCCAATCTGTACCGCGTTCCGTTCGAATGAAATCGAGCTTCAAAACGATCTTGAATTTTTGTTATGCCAGTTCCTCCAGTGGTGTTGCTATTGAATTTTCTTCGATTGAACATTTGTTGCGAATGTGACGCCCATTGACAATTTTCGGGGGAATAGCCCTTGTCGTTGTCAATGCGATCTATTGACAAACCCGCTCTCCGTTTTCCGCCCATATCCAATGCAAAAAGTTTAAAGGTGAACCAACGATCACACACTGCTATACCGCGGGGGCCGTACCCTGAAAAGCCAGGGGACATCGGTACGTAGCATCGTAAAATCATGTGGAACCATGTGTTATATAGAGGATGCTTTTTGTCAGCATCATCGAATTTGAGGTCAGGAACATTCGCGAGCATCGAGTTCTTTCTTCAATTCGGCAAGTTTTAGTTTTACATCCTTTGCGGTATGTTTGGCAAGAATTCGCGCAGCTCTGATTTGCGAATACTCTTCTGCAAACGCGGCACCAAGAGCCGCCGGCACTTCGCCGGAATTGATGATTAGCGCAGGGTAATAGCTGGCGACGTCCGGCATGCGGATTTGGTAATTTTCGTCGCTGATAAATGCGACGCTCTTTTCCTGGGAGTGCAAACCCCCAATGCCAAGTTTATAGGTCGTTTGCCCAATGGTAACGGTCAAGCCTTCAAGCTGTGGGGGCAACGGAACGCACTTACCCTTTACATCGTCACCCCCGCCGCCGTACATGCTTTTTGGCGGGTTGATTGTGAAGACGGACGCCCGGACCATTTCTAAGGCGTGTTGCAACTGTGGCGACTGGTAGGCGATAAACTCCGGCACCTTGAAGCGGAATTTAAGCCCCCAATCAATATTTGGTTTGAATATCCGTTGCCCTATGGCCTGTTCGCAACGGCGCTTCAATACCGCTTCCGCGACCTGGGCATCGGACTTGCTCCGAAGGTCCAAGCCATACCGTTTGCTCAACGCTTCGCGCATGCGAATTTGCGGAGCGACGGCGTCGTATAGGGCTTCCAGTTGGCCTAAATCGTTTTCGCAATACGTGTCGACTTCCACTATTTCCGGTTCGCTGAGATAGTGGTCGGGCTCATAGGGAAGGTCGCGCATTGTTTTGTAATGAATGCGGCCGGCAAATAGCTTTTGGGAGCCGGCGCCGGGGATGACTTCCATAATGTCGACATGGTCCGCCGGGGACCACTCCGGCAAGCCAAGTTCCCAAGGCTTCACCTTGTCCACGATGATGCGGTCGTTAAGCCATTTCAATTGCTCCGCGGTGTAGCCCATGAGGGCCGACGTAATCATGGGCACGTCGTAATAGTTGCCGTTGAAACTGATAACGCAATAGGCTTCAAACAGCAAGCGCATGCGGGCCACTTCGGCGTCGCTGAAACTTTGACCGGCACGGAGCCGGAAGCCATACGCTTGGCCGCCACGGGGGCGGAACTTCAACAGCCAGTAATTCGGGAAACATTCCGTATCGTAGAAGGCCACGGGGCGGGATGCTGCGGCCGGCGGGGGCGGTGGGGCGATCATCAGTTATCAGCAAAGCACTTTGGGAAAATGAGCGGTTGCACGGCATTCAATCAAAATTCAGTGACATGTTCAGAGCTTGTGGGCATGCTCGGTGGCATTGGCGGCGGCGTCACGTCGATGATAAAACGCCCCGATATTTTTCCAGCCTTTTTGCCTTCCGCCCATGCTTTCAGCGCATAGCGTTCGGTGGAATTTTCAGGAGAAATGCGCAAATCCCCTCGTAAATTAAATTCAACTTTCATTCTAATGTTCTCCAAGAGCGCCCGGCCCCGAAGGGCCAGGCGGTTGCATTAAGCCAGCATGAGGCCGTTTTGCACCAGTTGCGCGTCGGACCAGCCGGCGGCGACGTAGGCTTCATAGGTCACGCCTTGCGCCGCGGCCGTCATTTGGCGCACAGGAATTACCGGAGCGGGCTGAGGTGCCATCGGGGCGGCAACTGGCGGGGGAACCTGCACAAAGCCCGGGTTAGGAGTAACCGGGATGGGCGCCGGGCTAGAATGGTACGCAGTCGTCGCAGATGAACCAGCCGGAGCGCCCGGAACTTGTGGTACACCAGCGGGCGGGGCGTAAGCAACATTCGCAGGGACCAAAGGGGCGCCAGGTACTCCCGGCATTTGCGGGACACCGGCGGGGGCCTGGGGCATCGGGATTGCGCCAGCCGGCGGGGTCATGCTGGCGCCAGCGGGCAAAGCCGATTGGCCGAAACCAGCGGAAGCAACGTCGGGACCAAAGGAAATTTCAGGGCCATAGGCGCGGAAGCAAACCATTGAATGATTGATGTAGACGCCCGGCTGGCTTTGCGAACCGTTGCCGTCGACGCTAAATGCAACCTCCACGAAGTAGCCCGGTTTGCAGAAGTCTTTTTGCATAACTTGCACGTAACCGGCGCCTTCCTGCTGGTATACCTTCGGAGCGAAGCCGCCGGAGAATTTCAGAATCCAGTGACCGCGCCAGCCTTCATTTTCGCAAGGCTTGCGACCTTTCTTGTTCGGAATCTGGCTGTCGCCGTCTTCGATCTTCCACGCGAAGGCCGGGGATTGGGCGGCGTTCGGGAAAGCCTGATTGCCGACGTTCCATATTTGTTGCCCCCAAGGCGTATGCGCCCAATGCGGTTCCGCGCCCTTGGGGATAGCCAGGGCGAAGAAGTAGTTAACGCGGGGCTGGCCTGCATTAGGGCCGGTCTTGACGACCAGCGGTTTGCCTTCGGCGTCCGTGGTGCTGGGGTCATACAGCGACCCCATGACAATGCGGCCGACCGGGGAAGTGATGTTGATACGTTGTGCCATTATTTTTGCTCCTGTTTAGCTGAGAAAAGTATTAAACGTTCGGGTAAATGGTAATCGAATCCATCTCGCAATTTAGTTACTCCAAATTCGTCGAAAATGTTGCTTAAAATGTCCAACTGAATAATGGTCTTGTCCAATAAAGCTTTTGAATATATAAATCCTTCGGGGCTTCTTTCCTCCGAAAAAATTTCGTTGTCGGTAATGTTCGGCAACAATTTGCAAACTTCGGCTGTCGGCCACAACAGCCTGTTATTTAGTTTTACGGGAATTACACCATACGCCGACTTTGTTTCACATAGCACCTTTCTAATCGTTTGCGGATTGCGAGCAATCAATTTTGCGAATTCGGCAGTCGTCATATAACCGCGATTACGTGCATCCTGTGACACTTTCATAAATTGAACCCTTCCATTAAAAAGTTGTACCGAATACCCGGCGCGCATCGGCGGGATTATCGGAAATCAGTTTTAGCGACCCCAATGGAGTGATACTGTAAGCCTTAATGACAGCTTCGTCAACACCCGACTTAATCGCTTGTTTCGGCGTTTTAACGCCAGGCTTGGAAAGGTCGACGCCCATGAGCGAACCCATTGCCAACACTTGGTCGACGGGCATGGTCCATTGCTGGCGACCGTAGCCCTGTTCCGCACGGTGCCAGGGGGTTTGATGCCCTTGCCGAATATACGCCGCCACGGCTTCCCGCATGCCCTCGACGCGGGCTTGTAGCCGCTCTAAGGACCGTTCCAGCATCTTCAATTCAAGGCTTGCCGCGGCCGGCGGCAATTCCACGGGGCTTGAGCGTGTCGAGAATTCCGCGTCGGCATAGGCGGCTTGCTGCAACGCTGGGCACGCATGACGGCCCGGGCAATCGCGGCATTCTGGATTTGTCACGGCTGGCGGATTTGGCGCCAGGGCGACCCCGGCCGCGTTGGCAAGCTGGTTAATGTGGGCGCGAAGGTCCGAAGCCTGCACCGACCAAGTGCGAACCGGCGACCCTTTGTAGAAGCATCGTGGTTGAATGACGGTGAAATTAACTTTTAACCGTTGGTCGAACAGGCCCGGACCCTCTCCGAACTTCGCGGCCAGCACGTCAACGATTCCGGCAATGTACGCCACGCCCTGGTCGTTTTCATATTCGTCCACGAAGCGATGCCCGAATTTATAGTCGACCACTTCCAGCACCAGCGGCGACGCGGAGAATGCCCAAATGTCCGGCGTGCCCCAGCATTGCGCGTGAATGCGCGGAATGGCGACGGGCTCTTCAACCCGCGGCGCCCCGAAGCGTTCAACCGGCATGCGGGCGCGAACCGTGTCGACCACAAGTTCCCCACCTTCGATCATTTCGTCGGTAATGAAAACGCCATTGGGGGCTTGCATGCCTTCAAGCACCGGACGCCCCGCCAGCATTTCAGCAAAGACCCAATGGGCCGCGTTACCTTCCAAACTCTCCGGCGTGTCCGGTTGCGGGTAAGCCTGGTTCATGGCGACCCAAAGGCCGCACAATTTCCAAGCCCCCGCCCCGGAGGGCGGAAGGATTGAATGGGCGCCGCTCATTGCCGGGAAGCAATCAGGGCGTCAACTTGCGCCGCAACCATGGCGACCAAGTCAAGGCGGTTCGCCAAGAGCGGGAGGGCCGGCACGCCAGCATTAACGCAGCATTGGTTCACTTCGGCTTGTGTGACCTTCTGGCCCTGGATAGCGGCGGACGCACGACCAACCAGCGCAACGAATTGGGCGCGGGCGTCCGCCGGCACTTCACCAGCGGCGGGGGCTGGGGTTACAGCCGGCGGCAAGGGGGCGGCAACGACTTGAGATACGGAAGCGGTCGGCAAGTTCGCAGTAACCGGGGCGGCCGGAGCAAGGGGAGGGGTCGGAGCGATAGGCGCAGTCGAGGGGGCCAAAGGGGCAACGCCCGGCGCCCCCATGACCTGGCGCAATTCGGCTTCAACTTGGGCCAGCACAGCAGGGTCGAGATTGCGCTTTTTGCGCCAGGTTCCGTCGGCAATCTTACCCTTGCTTTCCGCATGAATGCGGTTGTCCCAAGGCATGCCATTGGCGTCCAAATCGACACCCGAGTTAGATGCGGTCAAACTTGCAGGGGCGACCGAAGAGGCAACGCCAGGCGTCGTCGTAATCGGGGCAGTATTCGCCGGGGGTGGCGGGGCAACGATAGAGCCCGCCGCAATTGCGGGGGTGGAAACGGCCAAAGGGACCGACACCCCCAAAGGGACGGGGGGCACTCCGAAGGCTGCGACCGGGGCAAGGCCGACGTCGCCAATAGTGGGACCGGCGGCACCTTGGCCGAAAACGGCATTCAGTTTGGCGGCGTCCGCGTCAAGTGCCGGCGAACCGTGGGAGCCGAAAGCGACGGACGCTTGGAACTCGCCGTCGTCTTTGACAAGGGCGGCAATCTCCGGGTCAAGTGCGCGGCCAATCTCAACAAGACCGGCGTCGGCCGTGTCTTTATGGATAAATGCCGGAATCTCCGCGACGGCGTGGTCGTGGCAAGTGCCGGCGCACGCCTTGGACGGATAGGCCAGGATAAAGCCGGCGACCGCTTCGCGCTGCGCTTGCGTCAGGCCAGCGGGGTTAACTGTGACTTGCATCATTTATTTCTCCTAAAAAGTGTTTGACTACGGGGCAACTATAAACCGATAATGACGCTACCGTCAACAGGGGTTAAATAAAAATGATTTTGAACATGGACTGCCGACATGGGCTTGCGATGCTTCCGGACAACAGCGTCGACGCGATAGTTTGCGACCCGCCGTATGGGCTCCGCTTCATGGGGAAGAAGTGGGATTATGATGTACCCGGCGTCGACATTTGGGTCGAATGCTTGCGTGTTCTCAAGCCTGGCGGCCACTTGCTGGCGTTCGCCGGTACGCGGACACAACACCGCATGGCGGTACGCATTGAGGATGCCGGCTTTGAAATCCGCGACATGATCGCTTGGGTGTACGGCAGCGGCTTCCCCAAACATCAAAGCGCACTAAAGCCCGCCTTGGAGCCCATAACCATGGCCAGGAAGCCGGCGCCCCGTGCGACCCTGTTGAATATCGACGCGTGCCGTGTGCCGCACGGGGACGACGTCAACTTGTTGGCAATTCAAAATTGCAAAACACAACAGTCTGGCGACACTGTCACGTTAAATATTCCTGGTCATACCCAGTCGACGTACGCTACCGGCGGCCGCTACCCGGCGAACCTCATTCATGACGGAAGCCCGGAAGTCCTCGCAATGTTCCCGGACAGCGCGGGGTCGGGGGGCAGCGTGCCAAACGTCAAAATTAGCGGCTACGGGGACGGAGCGGTCGGCACGGGCTCCGCTGAATACTTGGGCGGCGAACGCACCAAGGTCGATTGCGGCACGGGCAGCGCCGCCCGCTTCTTCTATTGCGCCAAGGCTAGCAAGCGCGACCGCAATGAAGGCTTGGAAGCGTTCGACGCTGTCATGGCTAATTTTGCGGCCGGCACCGGCTTGTCGAAAAATGGCGACGGCTCCCCGCGCAACATGAACGCCGATGCCAAGAACCCGCACCCGACCGTTAAGCCGACGGAGCTTATGCGCTACCTGTGCCGCCTGGTCACGCCGCCTGGTGGTGTCGTGTTAGATCCTTTCATGGGCAGTGGTAGCACAGGCA